CTGCGTTTTCTGGTTTTTTCATAATTAAGAGTTTACCCAATTAAAATAAAGTTGTGCAGAGTTAATTACATCAGAATCTTCTGACTGTCCTCTTTGTGCGTGAAATTCACTTGCTGCTTTTATACAAGCAAGTTTAGATATTTTAGTGTCTTTATCGTTAAAATTTTGTTTCATTTGTATAAACTTTGCTGTTTTGTATTCTTGATTTGTTATCTCGTAACTAACTTCTTCGTTAATTTTTTTCTTAAAATCTCCTTTCGTCAGAAAAACATAACTTTGTCCGTCTGCAAAATGTACTTTGTATCTGTTGAATTTTCCGTGTGATAGTTCTACTTCTCCACTAAACTCGTATGCGGTTATTTTACCTGTCTTCATATGTGTTGTTTTTAATTTCTAAATGTGCTTCCACTTCTTGTAATTTATTTTTAATCTTTTCGTTTTCTTTTCGTAAGGCTTTTATTTCTTCCATATAAACTCTTACTAAATCTTCTTTACTTGTCATAATATTATTTTTTTTTACAAGTTAGGAATAAATTATAAATTAAGCAAAAAAGAAAAGAGGACTTACAGGTCCTCCTTTCAAACAATAAAAAACAAGATTACACAAAAAAGAAATCTAACGTCAAATATATTTTTTTTCTAAAACAGTTACAAGTTTTTTGTATTTAGTTATTAAATAATCTAATTCAGAGTTGTTAAATTTTATGATACATTTTTTCACTTTTATCTTTACCTAAAAACAAACTGTATCTATACTGCTCTCCACCTCTAAAAACATTACAAGCTAAACATTGTGGATAAACGTTTTCTTCGTCCCATCTTGTAGAATAGTGTTTCCGAGACATAAAATGTCCTGCTTGTATTTGTTTCCAATAAACCTTCTTGTTACACGTCACACATTTACACATTCCATATTTGTCAACATTTTTCAGTCTAATGTATTTACTAAACACTGTATCTAAATTTTTAACAAGTTTAGATCGCGTTACTATTCTCTTTGCCATTTGTTTGCAAATTAAAAAATAAAAAGTATTTTATCTAATTAGTAACTAATATAAATAAATAACTAATAAATACTAATTAGTAACTAATTGGTTGTTTAGTGACCTTGTCGGTTATATGGCTTCTTGTATATCTTAGAAGTTTTTAATTTAGAAGTTTTTGACTTTGCGTGTACTCCTTTTCTTCTGATTCTTTTTTTTTCTCTGTGTACGTAAACTCTACCTCGTGCCATTATCTATGATGTTTGTTTCCTATTATCTTTTCTGCACCTCTGCTACCAAAGTATCCTAAAAACACAATAGTTAACAACTCTTTAATAACTGATAACTCTTCTAATTGTAAATACCATCCTACGACAAATGCTATTGTTAAAAATGCTAATGTCAATGGTCTGACGTTTTTAGCTAACCAACTACTACTAGCTGAATCCGCTACCCATCTTTTTGTAATACCATCGAACTCGTGTATCTCTTGTTCTAACTTTTTGAGAGCAATTTCTTTATCACTATCGGACATTCCACTACCACCAATGAGAGTGCGAACAACGTTGCCAACAGGAGTATCACTAGCAATACTTCCAACAACATTAGGAATCTTTTCAAGTAAAAACTGACCAACTTTAGTATCTTTGAATTTCTTCTTCATACGTATTACCTACGACATCAGTATAACCACACAGCACTGAATTTGTTTGGGTCATTGTCCACGTGTATAAAAGATTTTGCGATACCCAATCTACGGAACCCTGCTTCGATAAGGCTTTTAACAATAACTTCTCTAGAACTTGAATCCTTACAGGATATGTCTGCAGCGAATCCATACAAGTGTGAACTTCCTCTA